TAGCTCAAATTCCTGAACAACATGGAATTGACTTAGACAGATGGATGTATTATCTAAAAGAAATGAATATTGCTTTCATCAATAGTTTTGAAGAAGGTAAGAAAGGACAGGCTACTGGTCAATTAGCTAATAAGTTTAATCAGTTTCAAGCAATTGATTTAAGTCTTAGTCAGTCTATCCAACAATATATCAACATGTTAGATTACATTAAGCAACAAGTAGCTTTTGTATCTGGTGTTACACCTCAACGTTTAGGTGCTATTAATAATTCTGAATTAGTAGGTAATGTAGAAAGATCTGTTAATCAGTCTTCTTTAATTACTGAATATTTATATGAAGCTCATGCTGAAGTTAAGCGTAGAGCTTACACAGCTATGATTGAAGTAGCTAAGATTGCTTATAAAAAAGGATTAAGTGCTCAATATGTTTTAGATGACATGGGTATAGAAATGTTAAATTTAGAAGAAAATGAATTTGAATCTTCAGAGTTTAATGTATTTGTAACTAACAATTCTAAAGACCTTGAGTTAAAAGCTAAGTTAGACCAGTTAGTTCAAGTAGCTTTACAATCTGAAAAAGTAGATTTATCAGCAATTGTAGAAACATTAATGAATGATTCTCCTAGAGATATTGTAAGATTATTACAACGTAAAGAGGAGGAATTCTATAAACGTCAAGCAGATAGTTCTAAAGCTCAACAAGAACATGAAATGAAAGTTGAAGCTATTCAACAACAAATGCATGCTGAACAAGTTGAGTTAGATCATTTAAAACTTGATCAAGAAAGATATATTGCTGAATTAAATAATGAGACAAAAGTGCAAGTTGCTGAAATAGGTGTATTTGCTAGACAAGAAAATTTAGATCAAAATGCTAATGGTATTCCTGATCCAAGTGAGATTGCTGCTAATGCATTAAAACAACAAGAATTATCATCTAAGGCATTCTTAGAACAATCTAAACTTGGTAATGATAAAGCTAAACATGATGCTTTATTAGCTCAAAAAGATAAAGAGATTAGGTTAAAGAATGAGTTAGAAAATAAAAAAATTAGAGCTATTGAGATTCAAAATAAAAATCAAATTGAGCTTGCTAATAAAAAAGCTAAGCTTGATAGAGATATGATGGATAAAAAAATGGAAATTGAACGTATGAAATTAGCAGCAGCTAAAGCTAAATCTAATAAATCTAAGAAATAATGGAAGTACCTAAGATAAAATTAAACACAATGAAACCTGGAGATTTCTTTGGTAGATTATTTCAACTAAGAGATGAGATTCATTTAAATCATTTGAAAGTAACTGGTCCAGGTTCATTTGCTGCACACTCTGCGTTAAATGGATTTTATTCAGATGTATTAGATTTAATTGATGGATTAGTAGAGTCTTACCAAGGTAAATATGGTATTGTTGATATTATAATTCCTAGTTCTAAATCAGGAGATAGCATTAAATGTTTAGAAGAATTAGTTAAATTAACTGATGAAGGTTCAGCTTATTTATTATTTCACGAATCTTATTTGAGAAATCAAATTGATGAAATCAGTACTTTAGCATATTCTACACTTTATAAACTTAAAAATCTTAAATAGTTGTTTTTTAATTAAAATATGGTATTGGAATTTTAGCAAATGCAATAAAATATTTAACATTGGTTAAATAAAATTTTAAAAACACTTTATAAATTAAAAAATTTAAAGTAATAAAGCTATAGAAGGTTAGTTAACTGTCTAACTTTTTCAATTAGGAAACAATAACCAAAACAGTTATATTTATAGTATATTACTAATAAGGCAAAACATGAGTAAAGAAAAGGAAAGTACTCCATTAAAGGAGTTTAATATTCTTGACACTCCATTTGGAGAAGGTTTAGAAATGCAATTTACAGATGAATTTAAAGAAGATAACTCTGTAAATAAAACAAATTTAGATTCTAGTTTAACTAATGAAGTTGATGAAACTCCAGCAGGAGAACCTGAAAAACCTGAAACTAAAGAAGTTAAAAAAGAAACTAAGGAAACACCTATCGCAGAAACAGAAGAAGAAGTTGAAAGCACTACTTCAACTCAAACTGCAGAAACAACTACTTCAGAGGATTCTTCTCTCAAAGTATTTGCAAGTTGGTTAGGTGATAAAGGTTTAGTAGACTATGATGAAGAAACTTTTGAAGATTCTGAAGATGGTTTAAAAAAACTAATGAGTTCTACAGTAGAAAAAGAAGTTGAAAAGTACAAACAAAGTTTACCTGAAGATGTACATAAACTTGTAGAATTTGTTGAAGCAGGTGGAGATCCTAAACAATTTATGGATCTTTATTACAATCAAAGCTCTTGGGCTGATTTTAAATTAGAAGATGAAAATGATCATAAGGTTGTTTTAAAAGAATATTTAAAAGCTCAAGGTGAAGATGAGGAAGAGATTAATGAAACTCTTGATACATATGAAGTTTCTGGTATATTGGAAAAGAAAGCTAAAACAGCTTTAACTAAATTACAAAATGCTGAGAAATCTTATCAAGAACAGTTAGTTGAAGTTCAGAAGAAATATGATGCTGAACAAAAGGAATTAGCTAAAAAACAATATGAAGACTTCAAAGCTAAATTATATGCTAAAGAAGAAATTCAAGGGTTTAAGTTAACTCCTAAAATGAAAGACAATCTTTGGGATTTCATTATGAAACCTGATAAGACTGGTAAAACAGGATTACAAAAACATAATGAAACTAATGAGAATGCTCAATTTATGTATGCTTATTTAGCAATGAATGATTGGGACTTAACTAAGTTAGAAAAGCAAGTAAAGAATAAAGTAAATTCTGAATTAGCTAGTAAACTTTCTAATTTCAAAGACGGTAGAAGTAAATTGAAAACTGGACAAAGTGATAGCTTTAGTCAGGAAAGATCAACAGGAAACTTCAGTGCTTTTAAGCAGGCATTAAATAACGGCTTACTATAATTAGAGTATAATTACTAATAATATAATAAATTAAAAAATGCAAATTAGTCCATTACAAATAACAAACATGAACTGGCATGCAGGTCTTACTCAAGATTCTCACTTGTCAACGTTCTTCTTAACTGAGCCAGCTATTGCTAGCCAAGTTATTACTCGTATTTATAACAAACAAAATGGTTATAAAAATGCTCTTTCTTTCTTAACAGGTGGAATGGGTAAATCTAAAGAAATTGATGGAATCCAATATCGTTGGAATATCATTGGTGACTCACGTAAAGCAATTGCAATTACTCGTGCAGTATTTGATGCAGCTACTAACGTAGGTATTAACGCTACAACTTTTAAAATTGGTGTAGGTGAGAAATGGTTCTCAGAAGGTGACGTTTTATTATTTGATAATCCAGATTATAAAGCTCGTGTAATTTCTGAACCAATTTATGATGGAATGGATTACATCTTAGTATGTCAATTAGTAACAGCTGATATTACTAAATCTATACCTTCTGCTTTATTAGCTGTTGGTAAAGAGATATCTAAAGAATACAACTTAGTAGAACATGATCACTCTCGTACATCTGGTGAAACACACTATGCTACACCAATGATGTTAGAGAATTACATGTCTACATTGCGTAAAAAATATTCTGTAACTGGTGCTGCTCACAGCCGTGTTATGGTTATTTCAATGTTAAATCCTGAAACTAATGAGAAAACTAACACTTGGGTAAAATATGCTGAGTGGGAATTCTGGAAACAGTTCATGGATGAGATTGAAATTTCATTAATGTTTGGTGAATCAAATATTAAATCTAATGGTACAACTGATTTAAAAGGTGCTTCTGGAAATACAATTTATTCAGGTGCAGGTTTAGAAAATCAAATTGCTCCAGGTAACAAACGTTTGTATACTACTTTAACTGAAAAAACTATTCGTGATTTCATGGGAGATTTAGCATACAACGGTACTGAAGATGGTCCTCGTGAGTATGTAGCATTATGTGGTCGTGAATTCATGAATTTATTTGATCAAGCTATGAAGCGTTCAGCATCTGCATTCAATTTAGTAGATTCTAAATTTATTGCTGGTCAAGGACAAAACTTAGAATTACATGGTCAGTTTATGACTTATACAGGTTTAAATGGTGATAAAATTACTTTAAAAGAGTATAAGCCTTACAATGATACAGTAAGAAATCGTTTGTTACATCCTCAAACTGGTAAACCAGCTGAGTCTTACAAAGCAACTTTCTTAAACTTTAAATCTTATAACAAAGGAGAACCAAATATTCAAAAAGTATACTCTAAAGATCGTGAGATGGTAACAACTTACATTGAAGGTATGTATGGACCTTATGGACCTAAGAAAAATGGTTCATCTGCAAGTTCAGTAGATGGTTATACTTTTGAAGCTATGACAGAATGTGGAATCATGTTACGTGATCCATCTGATGCTGCTCAACTCATCCTTGACAGTTCGTCAATTTCTTAGTAAAAAATATTTAATATTAGTTGCATATTAGTGTAAAAAACATTATATTAGTATGCAACTAAATATTAAAAATATGTTTATTTATAAATTAACTAACACTTTAAATAATAAAATCTACATAGGATTAACTACAGAAAGTATCTCTGAAAGATGTAGGAAAAGAATAGCTGAAGCTAAATATAGAGATTCTAGAAATTCATATATTTTAAACGCTATTAGAAAATACGGTTCAGAAGTATTTAACGTAGAACAGATAGATACGGCTAATTCTTTAGCAGAACTTCGACAAAAAGAAATATTTTATATCCAACAATATAATTCTACAGATAGAAAAATAGGATATAATTTAACAAAAGGTGGAGAAGGTAACTTAGGATTAAAAATGTCTGATGAAACTAAGGATAAAATTAGACAAAAAAAATTAGGTAATAAATGGTCAGAAGAAAGAAAATTAAAACATTCTGAAATTTTAAAATCTAAAAATATTGATTATAGTAAAGCAAAAGAAAATTGCAAACTTTATAATTTAAAAGTAAGTAAAAAAGTAGAAGAGTTTGATTTAAATAATAATCTTATACGTACTTATAATAGTATTTCTGAAGTTTGGAATACATTAAAAATTACAAGAGGAACAATTGATTATTATTTAAAATTAGATAAAAATGGGAATTATAGAATCCTTAATAATAAAATCTATAAAATTAAAATAAACTAATAAAGGCAAATTATTAAAAAACAATGGAAATTATTAACAGACAGTATGTTATTAGACCGATTATTCGTAATAAATTCTCAGGTCAATCTTATTACAATAAAACTCAAACAGTAATAGGTGGAGCACAATTAAGTGCAAATGGTTTATATAAAACCGGATTATCAGTTCAAGATGAACTTGATTTTGAAAAAGAGTTAAACCTTCCTAAAGGAACCTTAAGTAAGCGTAATGCTGATTTCTGGGGAGATATGGAAGTTAGATTAAGAAATGATAAGTTGACAATCTTTAATATTGTTAATGCATATGATGAATTAAAATTCAGAATGTTGCAAGAACATGATAAGATTGCTAGAACTGAACATGATGTAGTTGGTAATTCAACAGCGTTATTTTACATCTATGATCCAGAAGCAGCAAGTAAAATTGAAGATGCTAAAATGGAACATGAGTTTGCAGCAATGGAAGCTTTCCATAATACAACTGTAGAAGAGCGTAGAGGATTATTAAGAATCTATGGTAAACGTGGAGTAGATTCAATGTCTGAAACAATGGTTAAAACTGAATTGTTTAAAGAAGTTAAAAAAGACTTTAAAGAATTTACAAGATTAGCTACAGCTAAGACAACACCAATTAGAGCTTTATTAGAAGCCTTAATTGAAAAAGATATTATTAAAAAGAAAGGTACTTACTTCTATAATGGTGAAGATCTTTTAGGTAGTTCGACAGATGAAGTTGTTGGTTATTTAATGGATATTAAAAATCAAGCTGTTAAATTAGCATTAGAAGGAAAATTAAAACCTAAGAAAACCAAAGCCGAGTAATGAATATTTCTCAAGCACATCAAGAATTTAAATTTAGATTAGATAAGTTGGATGCTTTAAACTATCCAAACTTCCTACCTGAAGAAATAGATTTAATTCTTAATAATGCACAAGAGCGTTTTATTAAACAAAGGTATGGAATTAATAATACTAAAAGACAATCTTTTGAAGAAACAGAAAAACGTACTGAAGATTTAAAGAATGTTACAGTAAATGCAATATTAACACCTTTAGCTTACGCTTCAGATAACATTGATACTACAGCAAGATTTTTGACATTACCAACTAATCATTGGTTCACTGTTCAAGAAAGATGTAATATTACGTGTACAATTTGTGGATCTCCAGTAACTAATTTAGTAGAGGTTATACCAATTAGTCATGCAGAGTTTTCTAAAGTAATTAAAGATCCTTTTAACCAACCTACTGAAACTAAAGTACTTAGATTAATGGAAGCAGGTAGAGTTGAATTAATATCATCT